GGATTTCCAACTTAACGCCAACCATTGCGAAGGCGTCCGGGTGGAGAACAAGTCCCTGTGCAGAAGACTTGAGTTGAGGGGCTGTGGTGCCGGGGAAGAGGGTCATCACCGCACCCACGACTGGCAGGTTGTCGACGTTCTGATACTGAGAACCTGGGCCGTAGATGGTCGGGCTGAAGCTGATTACGTCAACGCCACCGCCCACCGCAACGAGGGGCTGTAGGACAACGAATTGCTTCAACACCGTGGTGAGGACTTCACGGGTCATCGGGTTGACTTGGTTCACAGCAGCGATGTTGAACACGTCGCCGATGTTAAGCGTCTCACCAGCCGTCAGGTTGACGGTGATGGTGTTGGAGCCTGAGGTGGGGGCAACCGCAACCGTGAACAACCCGGCTGTGCCCGCTGTTCCAGCAACGTGACGATGCAAAGACATTGACTCATACCAGTCGAAGCCATTCAACTTCCCAATCGACCCTTGCTTATATTGCCGCGAGATGTCGCTGGAGGGGTTGAACAACGTCTGCAATGCCGGTACGAGGGCCGTGTTGACCGCCGGGGGAACCAAGACACCTTTTTCACCTGACGGGGGGCACGCCAACTCAATGAGTCGCTGACGGGCTTGCATGAAGGTGGTGGTGGTGTTGGGGTCCACACCCAGCACACCAACGATGTTGTTGGCGTTCTGGTATGCGAAAAGGGCAGCGTCAGAGTCAATCTGCTGGGCAATCTGAGCAACCGCAGGCTCGATGTATTGCTTAGAGATTTCTTCCTTCGACCGCTCCATTTCGAGGGCCTTTTCAATCGAATCCCACTCGAAGTCAACTCCCTTGATGAGGTTGCAATTAACAGTCACCGCGATTCGGTTAATCGGCTGAGGAGTATATCCGAGGCCGTTCCGAATCAGGAACCGTTGGGGCAACTTGACCTGCACCGTAGCGCCAACAGGGAACTCCTTGTCGAATTCCTTGTTGTACTCGGTGTTGAAAAACTGCGCCACTTCCAACTTGTTGATGAGCAAGCGGAGGGCTTCCATGCTGACCCAGTTCGTGAAAACAAACTGGTTTGCGGCAACCAAGTATCCCGATTCTGGGATAAAGTGCCGCGCCACACAATAGAGTACCAGGGTCACCAGGAAGGTGATGGCCTGATTCACGATTGTATGAAGGGTTGAGAGTTTCAGCTTCATATCGTCCTTTATTTTCTGGCCGCGATTTCTTTCTTATCAACGACCCGTTTATAGGCGCGGAAATCTCCGCCACCCACCAGGGAGTCTTCTTCATTCCCTGAGGATGCACCTCGCCCGCCGACTTCTTTCGCCGGAGGAGGGGCCTTGGTTACTTTGGGGGGAGCAGTCACCACAGTGATATCAGACTTCGCTGGGGTGGTGACTTGGGAGAGCTTGTCCTCTAGGCGTGTGAGTTCACGGGCCTGCTGAAACGGCGACATGGCATTGAATTTGTCCAGCTCATCTCGATGACTCCCGAAATGATAGGCAATATCCATCCCATGTTCGTTCGAGGGGTCCATGATCCACGTAGCCAACACTGAGCCTTGAGGGATTTTCAGCGTCGGGTCAAGGGCCTTGGCGTCGAAGTCCGAATACTTCTTACGTGCTTCGTCCGCCCGTGACCGTAGAGCCTGCTGCGATTCCTGTTCAAGTTTCTGTTTCTCAGTGGTGAGTTGTTCTTTAGCTGAATGCTCCTTAAATGCCGCGCGGTCCTTCTCGGCACGCCATTCGAGCAAATCATCCTCGTATTCTTCCCAAGTCTGATACTTTGGTGAGCCATCGGCCTTTTTATCACTGGACTTGGGGCGGGACTTCTCGCTTACCTTGTCCTTAGCTTCCGCCTTCACCGCTTCGTTATCAGCCGCAACGGGCTTATCACCCTTTGCAATCTTCGCCTCTAACTCCGCGATGCGTGTACGAAGGTCCTTGTAGCTCATCTGAGTAGGCTTCTTAACCTTACCCTGTTGCTCCTCTGTCTTGGTGACCGTCCCCGATTCGGTCTCTTCAGGAGAATCAGCCGCAACAACTTCGGCTTCCTCAACCTCGGGTTTAGACTTAATCTCTTCCTTCTCCGCAACCTTCGCGGATTTCTCTTCCACTACATCCTCCCTCACAGGCTCAACGCCAGTCATTCGCCAGCTATCGCGCTCTTGTGAGGTCATGTTCTCTAACGCAACTGTTTCGTTAGTGGGTTCCATTTAATGCTCCTATTTCGCCTCGCTACTTTCCGAAGCGGAATCTTGTGCCATCTGGGCTTGATGGGCTTGGTCACTGGCCTGCGATTGGGAAGCATTCGCGGCCTGCTGACTCGCTAATTCCTTCGCCTGACCGTGTTGCATGGTGGATAGCGCGGCCTCGTGCGCTTGGTCGAACAACTGACTCACTACCTCGTGATACATTTGCATACGCTCGCTGGAAACCTGGGCCTTGGTGCTAATCTCAGCGATGAGAATCTTGACCTCGTTGTCCATCTTCGCCTTTTGCAAAGCGAATTGGTTGTCAACAATCTTCCCAAGCTTCTCTTGATACAACTTCTGATTTTCCCCAACCATCAACTGGAGTTGTTGCTGAGTTTGTTGGAGTGATGCCTGCAACTGTTGGGTCTGTTGCGCCCCACCGTTGTCGGGGTTCAGGATTTGGAAGATTTGGTCACCAACTGGGCCGAGGTTCTTGAGTCTGACGCTGAGGGCGAAGATTTGCTGTTTAATGCCTGGGTCAATGGGGAGTTCAGCAAGGTTCGGTAAAAGGAGATCAACGAAATTGTCTGCTTGATCCCGTTCAGACTGATACGATGGACCTGTGGATATGGTAACCTCATGCTCCCCCTCATCCATATTGAAAGTTACTTCCTGCCCGTTCTCATCCGTAAACTTTTGGTTAATCTTAACGGTCTGATGCGTATCATCAGCCTTTCTAACTCCCACTTCTCTAGCACCGTCGTATATATGGGGAATGAGGTCGTTGATGATTCGACCTGAATACTCAATTCCCATATCATAGGCGTCGATGAAGTGGAAGGAGCCTTTGTCCTCGCTTTGGTTGATTTCCTTGAGTGCGACGCCGGATTTGTCATTGAGCCTCTGGACGTTTGTGGGGAGTCCGCTAAGGCCCATTGCGGACCTGATTGCTTGGCGGGTCGCTTCGGCACCAATTTCGAGGGCCTGAATCGGGGGTTCGAACTGTGGACGTGTCGGGAGGGGAAGAACATTCTGCCCCCCGGCATCTGTCGTGGGGTCAACCTGTAGATAAGCTCGTGGAACAGTGTTCGCTGTCTGCCACTCCTCTTTGTGCGACTCAAACTGGCCTACATACCCAACAAAAGGAGCCTTGGGGGTCATGCCAATTAACTCGGCTTCGCATGTCCTGTAATAGTTGTATAGCTGCTGGGGGTCGCGGGCCAACCGAATGAGGGATTGGAACATCCGCTTCGGGCCTGTCGATTCGTTGAGGTATAATTCCTTCCCAAACAGCGGGACAATTGGAATGTACTTCCCTGCCCATTCATGACGCTCCAGAATCTCAATCCCATTGGTGATGTACTGCATAATGGTTCGTTCTTCCACTACACGGGTACCCTGAATGGTGTGTTCCCCAACCGGCAACTCATCATCAAACATGGCTTGAGGGCCATTGGGGGTGTCAACCATGTGGAGGTCGCGCTTCCGTGTCTCGACACGCCAGTACTCAGCCACCTGAATGCTATTTTCCTTGATCCACTGTGGCGCAAGAGACTGTTGTTCGTCGTTGAAGTCGTGGGTGTCCGCGTCGGGCCAACGCTTCTTGAATTCCTTCCTCGGAACTTGATCAAGCAAGTAACAATACTTGGCGTCTGAACAATCTATTTCTTTACAATCTGGATCAAAATAAACTGCATCAGGGTTAGGTATTCGCTTGATGCGGATTTCCTGATCAAAGCCCTTCTCGGAGCAATAGCAGGTAACAATCTTCCAATAGCCGTACGACCGCTGACAAAGGGACTCGAAGGCCGTCGCATACGCGGTCTGTGCATTCGATTTGTACTCAATCTCCCGAATCAGGTTCCCACGCAACTCGGCGGTCTTATCATTCGCCCCACTGCCCCTTGGCACTACCCGAATGGCCCGCTTGTTCTGCCGGACATCGTTAATCAGTTGGTTGATGTATTGGCCGAGTTCATCAAACGAGAGGCAAGGTCGAGAGGCATCCTGTCTCTTCTTCTTTTCCTTCTCAGGCCACCCATTACCAGACACATACTCCATATCCGTCTGGGCTTCCTGTCTAATCCATTGCCACTGGTCCTCACAATAGGCAAACCTATCGCGGACCTCAATCAGAATCTCTTCATCCTCAGCTGTGCCCCTGAAGTTGGTGGTGGACTTGGCAGCGCCGAATGTCAATCCTCGTGAGTCACTCATTGTATGGCAGGACCATTAGGATACTTGGGGGCTTGACCCAGACCAGCCGCAACGCCAGCCTCAAAACCACGTTGGAAACCAACCCGCTGACCAGCCTCGTAAGCCTCTTTGCGAAGTTTGGTAATCTCATTCAACGCCTCACGCACACCAGCAGGCAAATTAGCTGGTGTCACCGTTCGATGACTTTCTGGAATGTCGTCGCTCACTGACTTATTGGGCTGAATGTTTGGCTCGTTCATAGCTCACAAATTCCTGAAGCTGCCTAATCAACTCGTATGCCGCAATCGTACGGTTCTCGCGCATGGCCTTGGAGATATCAGTGAGTCGCGTCTCAAGAGCCTGGAGGATGTCAGGCTGAACGCGCTGTTGCGACCCCTTGGCCATCGCTTCCTCAAACTGCTGCTGCCTAGTCATGCTGCCCCTTCCGCCACATGCTCGTCTTGCGACCATTGTTGTAGGCTTCGGTCTGGAAACCCTTCATACGCTTCTTGCCCATATCCTTATCATGTTTGGCCTGCATGGCCTTACCCTTGGCGGTTTCCTTGTTACCCTTCATCGCGCCAATCGCATTCATCGTTCCGTAGACCGCATTCGGGTTATTTGGATATTGCTTCTTTAGTTTGGCTTCAAGAAACTTTGGCATCACTGCACCTTCGGCTTGGGAGTCACATCAAATGTTTCGGCGTTAATCTCATACTTCGCGGGGTCGAGGCCCGAGTTGGTGAGGGCATTCTTGAGGTCAGACTGAAACTTCTCCTGCTGACCCTTGAGTTGCGCCTGTGCCGCGAGGTATTGTGATTCAAGGTCCTTCATGTGGAGGGCGGTGCGGTAGATTTCATTCTGATCCTTCACCAAGTTGAGGTGGGTTTCAGCGCCAAGAACAGGGGCCTTCACAGGAACCTTATCCTCACCAAACGCAGCAACCACCAAGATGGCCGACAGGATCACGAGTAGTGCTATTTGCCATTTTCGCATGTTACTTATCCGAGTCCTTTGCATTAGGATTTGCCGAGGCATTGGCATCCTCAGGACCTTCAGGGGCGTTCTTCTTCCCCGTCAACTGAGTGAACCCGAGGTGCTTGCCGATGTGGTTCATCAAGCCCTTTTGCTCGCCCTCGCCAAAAATGTAATGCTCGTTGTCATGCTGGGGGTCAACAAAGTGATGCGTGGCCTTCACCGAGTTACCCTGCTTTGAGAGGGTCATCTGCTTGAACACAGGCTTCCCAGGAGCGGGGTTGTTACGATTAATCTCGCCACCAATCGCACCATAACCCTGGGTTGCGGGGGTTTTCTTCTCTAACTTTCCGAGTGCCATACGATCTCCTTACGAATATGAATCTGCTTGACTACTGTGCTGTCCGCTCAAAATCTTGCCTGCGAAGCCATTGGGGCCACGGTAGATGCCAATGATTCCACCAGGTTCAACATCGAGGGCGTCGATGTCATTGTGGAGGATATGCCCCACCTCGTGATCATTTGAGGCATGTTGGACAATTAGCGAAGGCCCTTGTTTCGACAGGATATCCCCAAGCACATTCTTATACCTTGACCTAAACCACGCCAACGACTCACCACCCGGCACCGGCTCATCAGGACTGTCTGCATATTCGCTAAGGCGTTGCTTGTTCGCGGGTGACTTCTCCTGCCCCGCCAACTCACCGATGTTCCAAGGTCGGAGGGCACAAAGCCTTTCAGCCATCAATCCCTTGTCACCCTTCAAAACAATATCCAAAGTCTCAGCCGCACGGCGAAGATCGCTCGAATAAGCTTGAGCAAAGTGAACACCTTGTAAAAACTTTCTAGCTTCCTCCGCTTGTTGTCGACCAGTAGAATCAAGGTTAACATCCTTGAAGCCACGAAACTTGTTGCCAGCATTGAGGTCAGTTTGGCCATGACGGATAATGTATAGAACCGGTTGAGGGGCCATTAGTAGGGAGCACGAGTCTCAAAGAAGTCACAGCAGTATTGATTCGTGGGGGCTGGAATAGTATCCTTGCCCAACCACTTCACAAAGTCTTTCTGTTGGCACTTCTGACCTGCGACATAGTGGCATTTGTGGCAATTGCTTCCGCCGACCGGAACACGCATGCCGACTTGATGCGTCGGTGGATAGTTAGGCAAGTCATGCCTCGTCACCTTCGCCTCATAACCTTGGGTCTGGTAATCACGCTGCGCCACGAACCACCTTCACCCGGTCAGGTTTCGAAGGTAGGGACTTGGCGCGGACCTTGAAGGCGCTGCTGCTGATTTTGTCAGTCGGGATGCGCGTGGCCTTACGTCGCGGTTTCATCACCCCACCCGTCTGCACATCCCCAACCTGCATCTTGTCTCCCCACGCTGGGGCTGGAAACGCTTGTATCCTTGCCATCTGTGCGCCTCGTGTTGGGTGGTCACCGTTGATGTCCGTGTGGGAGTCCATTGGGGTGCGATTCGGGGGCGTGTACCTTCGCTGCGTCCACTTAGGCACGCTTCTCCACCTTCACAACCTTACCGTTCTTGTCGAACTTGTAGACCGTGGACCTGAGCAACTTGGTTGTGTCGCTATCCTTCGCGATGGGCGGGTTGTGTTGCTGCCAGCGTTCGACATTCATTCCCATTTCCCCTTCGTTGCCACATACCGACCAAGCGCTAGCAATTCCCAGAAGTCCAGCTTACCGGGGAATAGGTCCTCATAGCGTTTGACCTGTTCAAGCTTCTTTAGCAAGGATTGCCGACCCTGTTCTAACTCCACAAACGTTTCCAATTCTTAAACATAGGTGTTTGCGCAGGTGCGGCAACGTCTTTTTCTCAAGACCATGCAGAAACTGGTCTGTCGACCTGCACGCCTTGACGCTGTGGGGGCTTGACGACCATCCGCGACAGGCGTGATTCCAAATATCGGGTGCAATCCATCAAATGGTCATTGTCCTTCACGACCCTCCCCCTATCATCCCTTCGATACAAGCGAAACTCCGCGAGCCAGCTTTGGAGGGAATTGAAGACCTTGAGCCTGCCGGTTGACATACGGTTCCAGACGGAATAGAGTCCACTTTCAACACCGTTGTCTGCGAGTTCGAGATGGAGTCCAAGAGACTTATAGTCATTGAGAAGCTGTGACCCGTCTCGTTGGCTACGTCCGCGAGAAGCTGGGTCAATAAATCCGGGAATCCAATCGCCCGGAGCTTTGATTCCATGTACGTGGACAGAAGGTTCTGACTGTCCCCGCTTATATGCATGAGTAAGGTATAACGTGTCGGTTTCACGATCTATCGCTCCCCACACTGCGGCGGTGTTGTTCCAGCCAACGTCCATGCCGTACCCACGCGGCCAGTGAGCCGGTATAGCAAACGGTGCAACAAGAAGGTCGGTCTCGGGAACTGGGTATATAGCACCAGCACCGAGTTGGGGGATACCCTTGGAGCGCGCATCACGTTGGAAGGGTGGTAGAGATTTCCACAATTCATCCTTTGCCTCCTTCGATAGGTGCGGGGCATCGTCCCAGGTGGCCATGACAATGAATCGGCCTGCGATGTCGTTCGTGTTCGCGGGGAGTTGGCCATCTGGTAAGAACTGAAGCACCACCTCGCTCATGCCATACAACGGGGTGAACGTCAACATCAGCATCCCATTGTTAGTCATCGTGCGCATCAGGCATTCGACGTAAATCTCCAGCGATGGCTCCTCGTCCAACCATATTACGTCTTGTTCAGTGCCTTGGAACGCTTCGCGGCGTTGATCGTAGGATTTGAAGATGAGCATGGAGTCTTGACCGCTGGTGTGTCGAACATAGACAATCTCAACGGTGTCAGCGACCCCACCCGTACCTCTGACGATCCTAGAAATGCTATCACCTGGGATGAGTCCAGTTCCCCACGCTCCCACAGGTCCAAGCAACTTGTTCTGAAGGATTTCCCTAACCGTCTTACCTGTGTCTCCTGCTGCCCACGCCCTGATGGCTTTGTCATACCGTCGTCCTTTCCACCACCCCGGATACTGACCTGTGAGGTGGAGGGCCATCTCATACCCGCCAACTCCTTCAGTCTTACCCACACGGTTCGCAGCGAGCATCAACCTCTCGCGATGCGCATTGCCAGCCTCAAAGAATTCCATGTGCTTGGTGTATTTGTCACGTGCGAGGGGACCGACTTCGGGGTAGTATGTGCGTATCTTTGTACGTGACGCTATTTGCTGCTTACGCTCCACCAGCGCAATGAGTTCTTCCTTCTGCTCACGCGACAAACGCATGAGTCGGGTAGGGTCATTTAGCTGGGAGCGTATCTCGTTCAGGTTCATGCGTCGAATCTTGCGTAGATTGTGCGGGGATGTCGATTACACTGCTTTCGTGTTGCTTGAGGTCGAGGTCCAGCAACTTGGTGAGGCGTTCGTCGACTTGCTCGTCTGACATGGTACCAATGGAACCCGAAAGCTCAACAGGCTGCGTCACCCTTCCTTCAGTCCTCTCAGCCATCTCTCTCAACATGAGAACCGAGGCCATCCGGCTGTCACCGGTGAGGGTGTTGATTATGGCTTCTTCAATGCCCTTACGAGTATCGGCACTGGCAAGGATGCGCTCATAAATCTTAGTAATTCGTGCTTTTCGTGGACGCCCTGAAGGATTACCTGATTGCCCAGGTTTCCAAGGTGGCCTAAGCCCTTTAGTGCGATCATTCCGTTCGGTGTTTCCACCGTCAACCTGTGCAAGGGCCTTACTGATGGGGTCCATTGTCCTTATGCAACATCCAAGCGATAGCTAGTACGGATAGAGCGGTGATGACAAAACTACCGACTTCGATGATTCGTAGGGCAAGGCCGATAAATTCGAGGGCGCTCACGTCACTACCTGCATGGTTGTAGGACCACCATAACCACTCTGACGCACACACCAGCTAACCCTAATATTGCGGTCAATGCGCCGGATGTGCTTATTGTCGATCCAAGTGGCGTTCTTTTTGCGGACCATATCCCATGCTTGGTCTACTGATACGTGGTATGTGGTGTATTTGTCAACAACGACTTCTATCGGTTTAGCCACTCGTAATTTGTACCTTTGCAGGCTGTGTTGTACTTTGGCTGGAAATCCCAGATCATGCGCTTTTCGATGCCTCTAGCGTCACGCTCTGTTTCCGTATACTTAAATTCAATCCGTGTCCCCTCTGCCAAGGCGCGACGTAATTGCGCGTGCTTGGGATGACTGATACGATGTAGGATGTTTTTTGCTGACCCAATGTAAAGAGCTTCATCTGAGTTGTTTCGCACGCCCCAGACAGCGTAGACACCTGGACCTAGAAGCAGGTTTATTGTCTTCATTTCCATTGAGTTGATTTGAGACAGAACTATCGTAGTCATTTGGTTGGGGACCTGTAAACTGTCAGGGGCCAGGGTCCCCTACAACGATTTAACTACCGAAGGGGGTGAGCGGCAACGCTCGTGCAACAGTGAGGGGTAGGTGGGTTCTCGTGGAGTGTGTTGGTCACGGTTTGCCGCTCCTGCAATTGTTATGCCATACCCTCAGGGGATTGTCAAGTGTTTATTCGCCGACCTCCAGAATACCAATCACCCTCAGCACAATCAGTATCGAAAGCACCACCCCACCGCCGATCATGATTCCTAGGCCGAAGGCGGCGAGGGGGTCCATTTAGTCCTCAGCACACTGGATGGTGTGGATGCCGAATAGCCATCCGAGAAAGTCATCGAGGGCGCTACAGTCCTGGGAGCCGTCGTTGTCGAATAGGATCATAATCTCCTTGTTAAAGCCGATTTACTTGACCCTCGGCTAACGGGCTGTACCGATCAGCACGGCCATAAGATCGTTATGCATCCGCCCCAGGGGCTTTGTAGAGTCCCGCGAGGGTGGGTAGCAGGACGGCGATGACCGCGAGGTGGGGGTATTGTTTGATGATGGCCTCACCTGCAGGGGTTAGGGCAAAGGCCGCGAGGGCCGCAAATATACCCGCAACAACATGGGTTACCTTGCTGATAGCCGCGCTCGCTTTAGCCGCTACTGGAGCGGGTGGGGCGATTTGTTGGGCGGGGGTGAGAGGTGCTGTCGTGATTTTGCCATCAGGTCCAATCGTTGTCACAGTGCCTCCAAATCTTTAATCACCGCCTTGACCGCCGCAATCACAGTCGCGTCAAAAGTGATGCTGAGGCCATTCGCGGAGGCCGCGTCGCCAGCGGTTTTGACTGCACCGATGACAGCGCCAAGAACTGTTTGACCAGTGGTGACAACACTGGAGGTCTTGGAACCTGCAAGCGCAGCCAGTCCAGTAATCTCTGCTTGGTTGGCTTGAAGGAAGCCAGCAAGCTTCAAAGCGTCCTCACCCGCGAGTTCAATACCGGCTTTGATCTTTTTGGCAATTCCTACGATACCGCTTTCAATGGTTGCGAGGCTCATTTTGTCATCTCCGTGGTTTCAAAATTTGAAAGATTATTCGCTGCTAGCATATCCTGGGGGACAGTTAAGGTCAAGAATCCCTTTGTTTCCAACTTCTGCAAGGTCAGGTACATCGCCGTCGCGGCGTCCTGCATCGCCTTGCCCTCGCCAATGTATTGTGCCCACTTTGAGGAACCGGAGCGCCATACGAAGGAAATCCATGAACTATACATGGCCGAGACGAATGAGTTTGCCGCTTGGCGTTCGAGGCCTGCGTTCTTGGCTGACTCATACCATGATACCGGATTTGGGAATTCAAGGAGGCCCACAAGTAACTCCTAAAAATTGGCCAGTTGTCGATTACTCCACATGTTACTGACGAAGGACTGGCCGCTCCCCGCGTGGACTACCACGATTGAGGCGTCAAAAAGGAGTTTCGCATATTGGAAACCCGAATGCAAGGGAAAAGTTTCGTGTACGAAATTCGGTACTTTAGTGCTAGTACCCAAAATCGGTACCTTAGTACCATAGACAGGGATTGGAATATTTCGGAAAATGGGGGTGTTGGAGGCTACATGGACATCACAACCACAAACACCAGCGAGTTGATTCAAGCCACACTGATTCACCTTGCGCTGTCTAGGCAACGGTTTGAGATTAGCAAGGATGTCTATGTAGCCTCTTATGAGAGCATTTGTGGGGCGTTCTACAATGAAGTCCTGAACGGCCCGCTATTTAGCAAGGAGGCATAGAATGTACGAATTCAGCAAGGAAGACACCAAGGCGATTGACGAGTTGGCCTTCCGGTTCTTTGAGTCTAGTTATGGCCGGATAGCCGCAAGTAATCAGATTCACGCGGTTGTGAGGGCCTTGAAGGTGGCGGAAGCAAGGTATCAGGAAAGGATGAGGGTGGCGGAGAAGGGGGGAAGGGATGCTTAACAGAATCACTGAATGCCGTTGCGAAAATAATGGAGACTATTGCACTTACTGTGAGGAACGATTTTCAAATGTGCCGCCCGATGAATCCCCCGCTGACCAATTTGTGGGCGATGTGGTGGAGCGAATGGAGCGGGGGTCGTGGAAGTGGCTGAAGGCTCAGTTGGAGGTGGATGATGCCCAAGCAACCGATTAACTGGGGTCCCTTGGTGTTTGTGGTGGTGTTGAGTGGGGGGATTTTGGGGGTCGCTTATCTGATTGCGGCAGTGATTGAGTCGATATTCAAAGGGGTGGTGAGTTTATGAAAACCTTCCCTAAGCGTGAGCTTACCCGGCATGATGGGGAGCGGATTTTGTGGCACGCCCTGGAGTGGGTGAGGTTTGATACACCCAAGTGGGGTGATGAAGTGGCTTGTTATCAGGCGATGGTGGACATACGAAGATTAATCAGGGGCGTAAGAGTATGGTAATTAAGGCACTTAGGCATATCTTCCCTAAGGTGCGAAGGTATCCCCACCGGCACCTGAATGATTGGCCTGTTTGGGAGGACCCGCAACATAAGCCCCTTCACGCGGATGAGCATGGGGTGGGGCCGGTTAGACCTCTCGCACTCTTCATAGACGCAGAACTTCATGGCAGGGCAAAACTTAGAAAGGTGGTGGTGGTGGGATGACCAAATATGATGCGGATGCCTTGTACCTCCAACCAGCAAATAACCCTCGGCAAATCGCCCCTAATAAGCGCCAACAAGGATCATACGCGGTTGCTCAGACTGTCAAGGACATCATCGAGCGCATGCTGAAGTTGGAGCTTAATCGTGCTATCGAGGACCTCGGCCCCCAGAAGGCCGCACAGGTGGTGGTTAATGTGTTCAGGCTTAAAGGGTTACCAAAGGAGTTGAGGAGGCATCTGTGAGCTATACGAAGGGACCGTGGAAGTGGGACCGCCTTTGGCTTGAAGGGTTTGAAGATCGTACGGTTCTAAGCATTGGAAATGGTTACGATGGAATGTATGGTGGGGATGAGCCAAGTGAGGAGGATGCCCATCTCATCGCCGCCGCACCGGAGTTGTTGGAGGCTCTTCAAGGCATTATCGACATTGGTAAGCGGGACTTGACCAATCCGAAGTATGATGGGTACTTTGAATCGGCGCGGGCCGCCATCGCCAAAGCCAAAGGGGAGGGGAAGTGAGCAAAGTCACCGTCGACCCCAAGGAACTAGCCAAGTTGCGGATGGGGGTGAAGGTTCTTGAACTATACATCAACCCCGACGATGGGAACTTTTACTTTGCGGGGTATGAGGCCCTCCCACTCCTCCTTCGCGCTGGGTGCCAGATTGAGGACTACCTGAAGGACAAGTTGGCCCAATGCCGGGAGATGTGGGTGAGGCCGAATTGATTTCCCCAAGTAAGCACTCCTATACTATAGTAGAGGGGGGAGTTGGGGAAACGTTAAGTTGATGAACCTGTTGGGGTTGTTCTTCCCCAAGTATGAGTGTGTAAATCTTACTTGGGGCAAAAAACGGCCCTTCCAGACCATTGATTCTAAAGGACCTCCCGGCAAGTGTCTTACCCCCCAACAACTTACAAATCTGCTATAACTTTTGATGCAGGATCGAGCTTGGTTGGGGTGAAAATCATGTTGGCGATATCGGCGGAAATGTACTTTTTCTGACGCTGGTGACTGTAGCGGGTTTTGGCAAAGTTAAGCTCTAAGGTCTTGACCCGACCGTTGCCGTGGGTCTTGTCGATTAGCAAGAGGTTGAAGTCAGCCCAGTCGGTTATGGATGAATGTCCTCGTGATTGCTCTTTGGCACCCTTCTGAATAACTGCCCCCTGGTGGTCACGGCTCTTCTTGGTAGAGGCGTGGTGGATAACCATTGAGGCAGCCCCCGAGGCATCAATCAGGCGGTCTACATGGTTAAGGGGCACACGCATCCGACTGCTGTTCTCTTCTTCACTGTGGGATGAGGATAAAGGGTCCACAATAAGGAAATCAGGCTTGAATGTCTCTATGAGCTTCATCAACTGGTCAAATGCAGGTCCCGCATCGAGGCGAAAGTGGGTGGGCATTCGGGCGAAGGATAGGTTTGGTAGAAAGCTGCTACCAAATTGTTGTACTAAAGGCTTTAAGCGCAAGGTCTTACGAATCGCGTGAGGGACCTCGTAGTCAATGTAGAGGACCTTGTTGCCCCCGGCCACTGGAAACGTAGACTTACCATAATCCTCACCCTTGTGCGTATTGGTAAATCCAAACCAAGGCAAGCCAAGGATGGTACAGACCGCAGTGTAAAGGCCAATGGCTGATTTGCCGGTCCCGTTCTCAGCGGTGAGGAGCATCCGCCCAGATTTGGGCAGTAAGTTGGGGCCGAGAAGGAACTGCATCTCTGGGTAAGGCGTGTCTAGTATCTCTTGCGCTGTAATTAGTGGCTCAAACAATCAATCCCCCTCCTCACAGGGGCCGACAAGGGGGGTAGTGAGGTACCCCCCAAGCCGGAACGGTTGGCAACCGCTTAACACCAGGGGCACTATGGCACACCGCTTGCTCTTTGTCAAATAGGTATCGGAAAAATATTTTGTTTTGCCTGTCGATTTTGCTTGACATCCCCAACAGGATATCGGAAAATAGGTTCACTGAGGGACAATCGAATGAGCACAGCCGCAAAAGTCGCACTCGCCAAGCAACAGCATCCTGAGAAGTATTGTGTAGTTCCTGGCTGCCTTTGGCGCACAGTAACAGTGAAAGGGCCGAATCCTTGCCAGAAGCATGGAGGTGCCAAGTGATAACCCCCGACGAACGCCTCGAACTTGAACAAGTCCACCAGCAGTTGAAGGCCATGCGCCAGGTGGTGGATGGATTGGAAAAGTCCCTTGCCCCCCTGTGGCACAAGTTGTTTGAGATGGAGAAGGAGGTGCAGGACCGCTTAGTCACTGAATGTCGTCCTGTACAGGTCCAGACTTCTGGGCCACAATGTAAATCTTGTGGTGCATTCACTACCAAAACTCGCGTGCAATCTCATGGGCTTTGTATGAAGTGTGAATTACGTGGTGAGGTGCCGTATCAAGGGGAGCATGGGTTGGAGGCTCATCGTGAGGGCTGACAAAGCGGGGCAGGGGCGCAGATGAGCTATCCAACGATTCTACCCACGATTGGAAACGAGTTGGCCGAGCAATTAGACAACTCGCTGCACAAGGCCATCACGAAACACGCACCGATGAACAGTGCTCACGAAGGGTATGCGGTAATCCTCGAAGAACTAGACGAACTGTGGGACGAAGTGAAGGCGTGGCAGCCGACTAGCGACAACATGCCCCAGATGCGGAAGGAAGCTCTACACGTGGCGGCGATGGCCCTGCGATTTATCAAGGATGTTTGCGACAAAGAGGCAGGCCGGTGAGCACACTAGGGCAGAGGAGGGGGCGATGAGCGAGTTTGAATTGGCTATCGAGATGGCGCGTCGAGCATTGAATGTACCGTACGCTGACCCAGACGACGATTTGCGTACTATCTCCCGTCAATTTCTGAGGCTAGCAAAGCGGGAAAACCACTGCGAGACGTGTGGAGCGGAAGACCACGCTACTTATGAGCATTCGAACGAGGTGCAGCCATGAGCAGCGAACGCGGGAGCGGCGGCACGGAGAGGTTGTGGGGGCTGATAGCAAAGTGGCGTGAAGATGCAGCATGTCCAATTTCCAAGAAAGCTCACGAAATAGATCGTGAAGTAATGGAAGCGGTTAAGCGAGAGACACTAACTTGTGCTCGTGAACTGGAGGCCGCGCTGGCCGACAGCCCGCGCGCTATGTACCGTTACGCAGGCGAGTTACAGCCACAGCCATATGAGCCTGAGAGCGCCGCGCCAGCCCCGAGCCTCGGTCCATCGTGGGCTGAGAGATGGGGATTGACAGATGGGCCAGCATTGGAGCGTCGCATCAAGGAGCTGGAGCGCACGCTAGCCGAGATGCCGCCAGCGGGGCAGGGGGCACAGCGCGAACCGTCGCTGGAACAGATTGCACAATTAATGGACGACGCTGAGTGTCTGCCAACGTGCGACAGCGTTACGCATGATGAGTTGTGCCCGTATGTCAATCCAGGGAATGCGATTCGAGCGATGGCACGCCGCGAACCGTCGGTGCGGGAGGCGGCTGATAGGCTGCTGAACGAGGTCAGCATACACAAATCGCTGGACCCAGAGTTCACCACGCAATTCTGTGCAGACATTGAACTGGTGGCGCGGGCCGCACTGGCCAGAGAGTCGCAACAGAAGGATAATTTTCCGAAACAAAAGTCTTGACATCAAATCACAGGTGGAGTACAAAGGTGGACATCTTGACAACGAATACAGAACTGAACATCAAACGTCTCGCGGAATTACGGGTACGTTTAGATGAGTTGGAGTCCTATGCAGAGCACTGTGCAGGGCATAGTGATGCTCCAGGTGCGTGTGGGACTTGCGTACGCATTGCTAACTTAAAAGATGAAATAGCTCTATACGAAGGCTTATCATGACATCGAGGGCGAAATGCGTAAGAGAGCGAAAAAGGGCAGGGCTTTGCATTCAGTGCGCGGCCCCGACGGGAGGTTCTGCAAGGCTTTGCCCCTCGCACCTACGAAGGGACAGGTTGAGGAAACGAGAGTTGAGCGGGTCCAAGGCATGGCGCAGAGGGAAGGCAGGCAGACCCCCATTGAGTGTTACGAGTTGTCGGTTGAACGAGTCTATTACCACCCAAAGCTCGTCCACAGTGTGAAGGTTAGACAATATGACCAGTTCACTAATGATCTTTTGCGACAATTCTAGAAGAAACGTTTCCGAAAAGTGTATGCGGAAGCGTTGGTGGAATTATGAATACTTGGGAAAGGGCATCGAACCCATTCGCAAAGGGAAGTCTGAGTTTCCGTTGCTGACGGGGACGGGGGTGCATACGGGAGTTGAGGAGTTACTTGAAGGTGAGGGCATTGATTATGCTGCCTCTAAGGGTGCGTATATTTATGACACCCTTCAATGTCCCACGCTAACCAATGAGCGGGATATCTATCTGATGGAAGAGCAGAAAGCACTTGTTGAGGGGATTGTCAGGGCATGGCATGTCACAAGATACGACTCCTTCGTCAAGCAATACGAAGTCCTAGACATCGAACGCGAGGAGAGTGTGGAGCTTGCACCGGGGGTGGTATGGATGAGCAGGCCGGACCTCTTGGTGAGGCGAAGGTCGGATGGGGCATTGTTCATAGTGAACTTGAAGACCACCAAGAAGGCTGACGAGCGTTGGGTGTCCCAATGGCCCCTCGATGCACAGACGTTGAGTGAGGTGGTGGCGGTTGAAAACAGGCTGACGGCTGAGGCTCATTCGCAGATTGATGCAGCAACGTGGAACGCGATGGAGGGGAATGTTCCTAATGTGAAACTTTCCGGCGTCATCATCTTGGGGTTGTTGAAGGGGGAGACGCTTGAGTATCCTGAGGGATCAGGGTTGTACTATCACAACTCCCCCCTCATTTGGGCATGGAACAACGTGTCAGGCAAGCCCCACCCGATGGGAGAATGGACGCCCCGATGGAAGTGGTCAGACGAAGAAGGTAACCATACATTGGGAAAAGGTTGGAGGAAAAGGGAAATCTGGTTGTACTACCCTGGAGGTGTCAAGGCTTGGATTGAGCACCTAGCCGCCAGTGACCCCGCCCTTTTGGAAGAGCAAGTGGTGGAGTTGCCACCGATTTTGAGGAGTGAGCAGCAAATACAGTCATGGCGACATGCAGTTATTCATCAAGAGCGGATAATTCGACATAATCGAGACCACTCGATCGGGTTGGGGGACCATCCATTGCGCCAAGTGTTCATGGATGAGCTTTTCCCAATGTCCACCTCCAGTGGGAATTGTTTGTGGCCCTCGAAGTGCTCTTACTTTGGGATATGTCATGAGAATATGTCACAGGATGATGACAGTTTGTATCAGATTAGGGTTCCGAATCATCCACAGGAGGGGTTATGACTAAAAGAGAATTGAAACTAATCGAATTACTGATTGACATGAAGATTACCGTCAGGGCTGAAAAAGGGAATGAGTATAGCCAAGGTGTGAGTATCGGGGAAATGTTGGAAGCCACAAGGGCAGAATTGACAGCTAAGGTGAAAAAGTGAGCCTCACACTCAAAGTTAACCTGATTTATGGAGACACCTCAAGCACCAAGACCTCGCGTCTCGGGGACGCCGCCGAATACTACGTCGCCAAGACCAGCAAGCCCGTAAGGGGCGTATTTAGCGACACAGGGGGGTATGATGCCATCAGCACCCTGGTGGCGGACAAAAAGGTCATTCCTTTCATCCTGAGTGCCAACCATCGGGAGAACCTGATTGAGGATATGGACAAACTGTCGCGGGGATGGTGGCCAGCGGACCCAGATGACCCGAAGTCCAAACTTGTGTATGAAGAGAAGTTGGCAGACAAGTGCTCGGCCTATTTGTTTGATGGCGCAACAAGTTGGTGTCAAATTATGATGACCTTCCATGAGGGGGCGGTGAAATATGTCTCAGCCAGCGATTCGATTGTTGCAACAGGAGTTCGTGTGCCCGAAATGCCAAAAGACTCGTTTATACGCAGTGGAGATTACCTTCGACGTTTTACCGGGCGATCTGATTATGGAGGCGTTCAAGCTAGGATTAAAGAGTTCATTCGCAATTCAGCAATGCTACCCGTGCCTGCTGAGTGGTCCGCGCTTGAAACGAAAGGCACGGATGAGGGAAAGCGTCCGGTCTATGGTCCCGACTTCATCGGTCAAGCCCTGACGGGAGTATGCGGGCCGTGGTTTGGAAATATCCTGCACCTTGACCTGATTGCCACAGAGGCCACGGAGAAGGTTGGTGGGCGGGACATCAAGATCATCAAGGCTGTGCCGTTCATGTTCACCAAGCCGCATATTGACCCTGATGACCCAACGAAGGTGCCTTATATGGCCAAGACACGAGTCGATAAGAGGTTGTGGGATAAGGTGCCGACAGTGATGGCACCGGATTTGAAGGCGTTTTATGAGTTGGTCGATAAGTTGCAGGAGGAGGCACGGGGAATGGGGAGTCCGATTGTGGCGGGGCAGGGGGTGAGATGAAGCAATTTCTTGTTGTGCAGCCAAGTTTGGATAAGTTTGAAGATGCAATCAATAATTTGTGGAAAAGGGGGTATGTGTTGAGGGAGTGGCAAGCGGTACAGTCAATCGGGATAGTAGCGGTATTTGTATTTGAACACGGCCCGATTGGTGAGGACACAAAGCCATGAAACTCAATACCACCCTTTTCAACGCGGTGTTGGAGCAGGTAATAGGCGTAGGGCCTGACGAGGATTGTGCGTGTGACGCAAAGAGGGGTGCAATGTCGGATGATAACAAGTTATTCGTGGACTATTTGCGAATACAGAATTACCTCCTGACCCTCGACCCCAAGGCAGCGGTCGCGGCATCGTTCCATATAGGATTTGAATCCGGCCTGCAATACGCGAAGGTTTCCCAGGAAGTGAAACAACTAGACAAACTACTAAAAGGAGAATCACCAGCATGACTACGCTTGACGATGTTCTTTCACAGCTTCAACCGGAGGAGGTGCCCCAAGACATCAATTTCAATGCTCCCGAGCCTGGGGCCTTTCCACCGGCATTCAAGCCCTCAACGCAGACGTTTGTGTTTCATCTGCCTGAGGACCAGGACCGGCAGTTTGAGGTGGTCACGATTCAAGGCCGCAAGTTGCTTCAGTGCAATTTCAACGTGACGGTGAATGTGGATGGCACCGACCGTAAGGTGATGTTTCAACGCGCCAACACGTTCAAGACGGATAAGATGGACAACTCGTCGATTGGCAACCTCATCCGCTCCCTCGAATTGAAGGAGGCGTATGAGCAGAATCTTGCCGAAACTGGCGATGTCAATGCAGCCATCGTTCGCACCCTTCAGGCAGCTGACGGGCGGGCGGCGGGGTCGGCTGATTTTGGGTGGTCGGCTGCGTTCAAGGATTCCCTGACCATCTTCTCGACCAAGACGAATAAGACCATTCCTGCGAAGGCAGCGGGGAAGTATACGACTCAGCCTTGGCCGCGCGATGCTCAGGGTGCGTATTGTGCGACGGTGGCGGACCCGGCGTCGGGGCAGGAGAAGTATCCGAATCTGGAAATCGTGAGGTTTCGGATTGCCAAGCCGTCGATGGTGACGGCCTAGCATAATAACGTGACTCGCCGCTAAGCATGGTACGGGGGCAGGGGAACACTGGTACCCATGTTGGTAGTTAGTCGGCAATCCCTGAGTCACACTTTTCGGGTGGGGAGTAGCACAATTGGCGGTGCGTCAAGGGAGGAGTGATCCAATGAAGAACGGACTATATACACTAGTGATTGCTCCTCCTAACTATCCGGGAAAGAAGTATCGTGGCCGCTATTGTTATGAGCATAGTCTGGTTGCGTGGAAGAAATACCATAGGCTTCCTGAAGGTAGCGAGGAAGTTCATCATATCAACGACAACAAACGAGACAATAGACCTGAGAATGTTGAGTACCTGACTGCTGAAGAACACAAGAAGTATCATGGGGCTTTAAGGGCAGTGCCTCCAGTGGTCATACCATGCTGTTTTTGTGAAGGTACGTGCTTTATTGTAGCTAGAAACCACCGCCATGCAGTAAAATGTGGCCGCACTGAGTTCCATTGCAGCCGAAAATGTTCTATTAAACACCAACGCACTAAGGGTTTGATGCGTAAAGGTGGACGAAAACCAAAAGTTTGGGCCGTGCCTCAACCGGGACAGGACGTGACTGTTACTCACGCATTTACTGGTTCGAATCCAGTCGGCCCAGCCAGTTAATTGACCTTCTCCCGTTCTCTACTTTGCGGTGGGTCGGACGGGCGAACAGCGGTTTGCAGGGATACCGTGATGACAAAAACCTTGACGCGGTTACTGACACCCACCGTGATAACAAAAGGGTGTCACCCCTTTCTGGAGACCTAATGCCCGTTCAAGGAAGTTTGTGCCGAGGTTGTGCGTTGGAGGAGAAGGGAGAGATTTTTATTCCTGCTGATGGGCTTGGGACGAATAAGGTGCTTTTAGTTGGAGACTCAGGTTGGATACAGGAGGCGAAAAATGTTAGACGAATGCGTGAACAAACTGTCGGTACACCTTTCTCTGGGCCAAGTGGCTGGTTTATTGAGCGAAATCTTAAACGTATTGGAGTGGCGCGGAATAGTTTCACAATCGCTAATTCGTACTGGTGTAAGGCACCTTTCCTTGGATTTACGGATAGACCAGAACGATTCCCAGACGCAGCCCTTGCCTTGGAGCATTGCCGTCCATACCTCGACGATCTTATAAACCGGATGCAACCCAAAGCCATAGTCCCAATGGGCAATGTGGCCCTCCGACGCATCACAGGCTGTTCAGGCATCGAACGCCACCACGCCTATTACATGAGCACGCCCTACGGCATCCCTGCGATTCCAACATTCCACCCCTCCTACATCCTGAAGGGGAATGCCAAGCTGTCGGGGCTGTGGTGCTATGCGGTCAAGAGGGCGCTTGACGTTGCGCTCAAAGCGGAGCGACCAAAACAGTATGATCTATTGCTTGACCCCTCGTTGGATGAGGCGCGGCGATACCTGGGGCGGGCGGGGATGCTGGTTTGTGACATTGAAACTCCAATGTCTGATGACGTGGAGGAGGACGAGAGGGATGACGCATCATACACGATTGTTCGCGTCTCTTTTAGTAATCATGCTGGCACTGCGATTTCTCTTCCTTGGCAACCCCCTTATATATCTCTTATTCGTGATGTGCTTGCCGCTGCCAAGGAACTTGTTTTCTGGAACCAAAACTATGACCTTCCTCGCCTTCGCGCTAACGGTTGCAATATCGGTGCGCGGGTGGTGGATGCGATGTTTGCGTGGCATTGGCTTCAAAGCGACTTACCGAAGGCGCTAGGCTTCGTTGCCCCCCTTTTCGTCTGTGTCGAGCCGTGGAAGCAGATGGCTAACCAGGAGCCTGCGAGGTATTCGGCCCTCGACAGCGCGATTACGATGGATACCTACCTAGGGATTAAGTCCCAGCTTGAGTCTGAGGGCCGATGGAAGGCGTTTGAGAGGCATTGTGTGGAGATGTTCCCGGTCCTTGACCGGATGTCGGGGGCGGGGGTGATGCTTGATTTGGAGCACCAGGGCCAGTTTAAGAAGCGGTTGGAGGGCGAACGTGACCTTGCGTTGGCGAAGTTGCAGGAGCAGGTACCCTATGAAGTGAAGCCCAAAAAGATATACAAACGCTTGCCTAAGGATATGACTAATATCCTTGAGTTTGGTGAAGGTGATTCTATTGGCTGGGAACGTGTTCTCCCATTCAATCCTTCATCCCCCAAACAGGTTAAAGAGCTAATCTCCTACCTAGGCCTCCCCATCCCCAAGGCAAAGGGCGAAGACCGCGAATCGACCGAGGCGAAGCACCTGAAATCGTTGGCGCGTAAGAACAAAATCTTTGGTACAATCCTTGAATACCGTGAGCGGGCGAAGCTGATTGATGCTTATATGTGGGAGGTGGGGCAGGATGGCAAGGTTCACACTACGTTTAGTTTTCATCCAAGTACTTGGCGTAAGTCTGCCCGCAATCCGAACGTACAAACTGTACCCAAACGAAATGATCTTGCGGCGGAATTTCGACGGATGGTTATCGCCAGTCCAGGTAACATACTCGTTGAATGTGACTCATCAGCTATTGAAGCGGTATTGGTGGGGTTTTTCGCTAACAGTCCGAGGTACATGGAACTCGCCAAGCGAGGGGTCCACAAGTGGCTCGCTAGTGAATATGCACAAAGACCTGTGAGCAAAACGGAGCCATTGTATGACCAGATTAAACGGGTGGTGCATCTCAGCAATTACATGGGGTCACCACAACGCATTTGTGAAGAATATAGTCATGTTTTTGCTTCGGTGAAAGAGGCACGGACGTTGCAGGACTTTTATTTCTCCACGCCTGCGGGACAAGACATCAAAAAGTGGCATCAACAAGTGCTGGAGCAGGCCCACAAGGAACGCTACCTTGAAAATCCGTATCGTTATCGTCACTATTTTTATTCTGTGTTTCAGTATTCAAATGGGCAGTGGGTACTTGGAGACGACGCGAAACGCGCGGTGGCGTTTCTCCCTCAATCCACCGCCTCAGCCCTTCAAACCGAATTCGTGTTGGAGATTGAAAGGACGCGACCTGCCCTTACTAAGACACTCAGGTGGGTTATACACGATTCCATTGTCTGCGAAGTGCCAGTGGAATCCGCCTTGGCTCTTGCCAAGGACCTCAAGGGTGTGATGCAGATGGCGCATCCCCTTCTCGGGGGGCTGGCGATTGGTGCTGAGGTCAAGGTGGGGCCGAATCTTAAGGATATGGAGGTGG